CTGCCAGGAAGGTATTCGATTATCCAAAGGTAGATATGACCTATAAAATCGAATGTTTGTAATATATACATCCCGGTTCCTCGTTAAAATTAAGCCAAAAAGTATGATTCCGATCCAATCGGAAACATATAAAAATGCTTAATTTCTGATTGGAACCGACGATAACAAAGTTACCGTGTCGTGGGCTTTCACGACGTCCTTGGAATTATACTCATCACGAGATTAGCCTATTTACGTATAGGTAAACGCTAGTATGTTAAAGTCTTACTAGACTATAGTGGGGGAATGCCCTCCAAGTACACAATGGGAGCACCTACAAACATTCCCAAAGTGAAGTCTTCACCAGCTGCACAATAGAGTTGGTGATTCATTTCAAAAGTTGGATCAGGATTTGCTTCATAAGAATACTTCCAACATGGTTTGAATGGAGTGTCAGGATCACCTGTGAAATGCGTTAGCATTCGAGCTGGTAAAAATCGGCGTGAAGTGTAAAAAGGTACTTCAAATGCCGCAACTGGTTCAAGTTGTGGGTTTATGATCTGGGCACCTTCTTGTGCATTAGCAAATTCGTCAAACCCAACATACCATGTTTGCATACCTGCGTTGGTAGACTTATTAGGAACACTCTCTGAAATATTGGAAGGTGTGCATCCTGAATACCTTGTAACAGTAACTGGAGAACGATACACCAAACAACACTCACCTCCAACATTGGATACCTTCCATCTAACAGAACCACGCCATCCAACAAAACCAGCTGAAATAAATCTCAGTGGTGTCATGAAACCATAAGCATACTCCTTACCCTGAACAGTTCTCGTAACACGAGTTGTTGCTGTATCAGAATATGGAGAATAGCCAGGTTCTATTGGAAAGGCACCACGTTGAAATGCAGTGGCTGAAGACCAACCACCAGCAATTGGGTTAATAGTAACCATTTCAACCATGGAAAATCTTTTCAACAATGTTCTGAAAGAGCGAATACTTTCTCCCATGAAAACCATGTTTGTAGGTGAAACCAAGGATGACATATCTGCTAAAGTATCAGCATGTTCCGTTGCTTCAAATGTAGTTGCATCTTGAGTGGGAACTGCAGAAACAGGTAATTCTGCAGATTGTGGTTCCATTTCAGTTTCAGCAGGTACTTCAGCTAACAAAGCAACTGGTGCATCTACATCGCCATGTGTCCTAAATCGCAAACGAGACATTGGACGGTTTGTTGGCGCAGCAACTTCAAAATCAGGGCCAGCAGCAACTGAAACAACAACATAACAGTCGTCAACAGAAGAACTAGGATTGGTCAATTCATTCATAACATACACTCCAATCACTCCATTACCACATGTATTTGTGGAAGAATTGTAATTTAATGGTGTGATGGCATGCATAGGTCCAATACCATCATAAATGGCATTGTGCCTGTAGGATGAAGGCTGACCCCAACCAACTGTAATTTCAAAATCTTTAGTTTCTGAAATGTCAACAACGGTTTGATATCCTAAATTGTACTCTGGAGTAATCCTGGTTGGATCATTTGCAGTGACTTCAATTTCCGGGTCATAAACTATTCGAATGCGACCTTTATGAAGTGCACTGCACACTACTTGAAAGCGGTACTTTATAGAACCTCGCCAATATTGAAAAGGCAAAGCAGCAAAGCAAGATGCTGTCATAGTCAACCGTGGGATGTCTGGAGAAGTGGCTGAATAAATGTCATGGTACGCAGGATCTACAATGGCATTCCATAAAATGGTGCCAGCGGGAGAGGAATTACCTGAAGTCCATGTAAATGTCGTCAAATAACTCTCTGTAGATGCTATGTTAGCAATCTCCATCTCATCTTTATTGCTAAGACCAAATGCTCTTGGGTCGATTGTAAGCTCTTGTTTGGGATCCAAAGACAACTTATGGCAATCCTCCTTTCCAGATGATGTTGCCATGTCACTAGTCGTTTTTGGAAGAATGATAGTTCTTTCCAACTCCAAGGGTTTGGAAAACCCAAACAGCGATGCTATTGCTGAAGCAGCAGAAGCTGCCAAAGAAGTGGCTCTCGCATAGGGTCCAATGATTGGTGCTGAAGAAAGTTTGTTCATTGTACTAGCAACCACTGTAGCACGAGCAGAAAAAACCCGATTAGAATACTCATCTGATTGAGGAGCAATACCATCAACATTGCAAGTAGTTGGGCCGGACAAAACAACATCAGTTGCCCAAGCCAAAATAGAAATTTGAACGTCAGTGGTGCCCCCATTTGCATGTCGCAAAGGTGTGACTCCAACAATATCGTATGTTCCCATCTCATCAAACTCACCTAAAGGTAAATCAAGAGCATTGTTATGCCACAAAAATGGTAACTCTAGATCTCCTCCTTGACTTGTTGTTGGGTTCAACCAAAGATGCGGTTTCTGAGAATTGTTCACGAGGTTTTGAAGAGGAAGAGGATTAACTCCACCTGAACGGCCAACCTTATCATAATTATGCAAAGGGTTGTAATACAAAATTGCACGACCATAATGTAAAGGTGAACCATTTATCAATACTCGTAAATGTAATTTTGCTCTCAACAATTTGAAATTGGATATCCTGTTGCTCACTCTTTTATTTCTAAAATAAAGAGACCAGGGATTAACGTTGCTAGAAAGAATTCCAGCACCATTACCAACTTGCCATTCAGAAAAAGCAATAAGAACAGGTCGAGAAAAGAAATTATTCAAATCTAAATCGTTCTCAATTGTTTCATTATGAACGTCGTCATATTGAGAGGGTACAGAAACAGTTGCACCAGGAGAGTAATCATGGAAAGTGACATTCTGAGTTGTCAAACGATTTCCAGTTGGAGCTTCTGACGCTTGAGGTTTAATATCACTCGCAACATCGTAAGTAAAATATTGCGAATAAGGACAACAGTAAGAATTTGTGTGTGGAAACACATAAGTAACTGGTATCAATGTAGGTGATGTAACCTCTTCTTTTGACTGTGGAAGAATATCTTCTTCCGTTTGTGGATCAAGTGAAAAATGAATTTCTTCTTCTGGTTGTTCCATTCTCTTCCTATACGATTCAGTCATATCATACAGGGTGTAGGCGACGACTACCACTAATAAAACTGATAATCCACTCGCAATGTGTTCAATCGCGCCATCCAGCGCTGAAGGAAAATTATAGACATCCTCTATGTCTTGGGCCTCTTTTAGACTTCGCGAAGAGGGAAAACGCCTTGTATTTACAGGAAATTTATGTACACTTTTTATAGAAGCATGAAACTATGTAACATATACCAACATGAAATATATATCGAAAAATAGGAGCGTCCACTCATGTTATTGTAACTACGCTATCCCAGAAGATGTTTTTCCCTCCAATGTTCTACACGATCTTCAAACGTGTAGTCCAAAACAGATAAATTCAATAAGCCAACATTTTGACAAACTTCTTTCATCTGTTCCCTGCGCAATTCATAATGGTTCTTGCCGTAAGCAAACCACTCATGCATTGCGCTCTCAACACAACTTGCTGCAACCTGCTCAGGCGTAGCTTCTTTGGATTTTAAATTTGCATGCAAACTCTTGAAAATAGACATTTCATCAAGTTGACCGATTGTTGTTTCAATCTCTTCAATATATTTGCTTTTTCGTTTCAAGAAATCAACATCTTCAATTTCCATGAAAGCACTTGAAGTATTGCCTTTGTCGGGTAGTGTAATCTTCATATCATGTTTGGCTAAGAAATCTCGGTACACTTCAAAATTGAAGCGATCGTGATATTCTTTGCGCAAACTTCCAATAAAATCATCACCATACGTCATGCAAGCCATATTGGCCCTGAAGTCCTCCACTTCAGGGATGCATGAGAAAAATCCCATGCGAACATATAAGGAATTTGCAGTGCTATTTATATTTACAGTTATACTGTTTCCTGAAGTGTTCATGTTGAATGCCATCAAAAGCACTCCATTATAGTCAATGAGAGGGTGTGCAATATCATTGACCATCATTCTCATGATGTGAATGTCATCTCGGTGATAACCTGCTCCAAGAGCAAGTTCTATATACATTCCCAAGACGGCTTTCACAACTTGTGAACTCATTCGAACATCATACTTAGAATAATCCCAAGCGAGAACACCTTCTTCACTATCATAACTAAAAGCATGATCAATTAAGGTGTCCCATTCAGGACCAAAAGCATTCATTCCAACAGCACATTCGGACAAAGTTGGGTTAGCACACAAAAATCGCATAACTGGTAAAAACAATCTACGAACATGCATACTGAACGCAACAGGAGCTGCTTGAAACACTCTGACTTTAGATGAGCCCAATGGAGTGGGTTCATCCTTAAGAGTCGCAGAGCTCACAGGGTAAGCTCTTTTCCCTTCTTGCCAACATGCCAACATTCTATCATATTCTTTCACTACAGATTTGTCTGGCACTCGATCCAATAGAACCTCACCTTTCTTTATATCGGTGAAATACTTCTTCTTTTGACCAAACAAGGGAAATCCCATGCTTGTGCTCATAGGGATAGGATCTATAAATCTTCTTCCTGGAATTCCGAGAATGGATTCCTTGAACGACAATGGTTGAAAGTAAACATCAAGTCGTTTCATTTCCTCAAGTAAAGGTTTGATCCAATCTTGACAGGCACGGTTCAACAAAGTGTGACGGAACATCAACGGAGGACGAGCAATGTGTTCAAGAGTTGCATTATAACCTTCCCAATTTGGTTCCAGTTTTGGGGGGCCCCATTTACTAGGGACTCCACAAACTCTTTCAATTTCTTTAGAAAGAATGCTAGGTTGTACTGTACTACGTTGTTTAGTTCGCAGCTGTGTAGAACCATAGATCTCAACACAATCGTCTACACCCATACGTGATGCCATGCAATGTGGATGAACTCGGTCGTTTGCAAGAAGTTTTTTATCATACTGTGAAACTGGCAATTCATCTGACTGAGCCGACAAAACAACATTGGACATGCTATTCAATCTTCTTCTATTTCGCTCATAGTCAGGTAAAGTCACAGTCTGCATGACACCTTCATCTTTCAAGGGGTTGCCTCCAATGTGAAAACCAACAAGAACAGGATCTTTGGTGTTTGTAATGACACAACCCATACATGCTCCATCACGAGCAAGACTAGATTTATATCGTCCACCATAGAACTCCATACCAGAGTGTTTTTCAACTCCAAACTTTACTTCAGTATTATCAACACTGAACTGGTTGGGAGCGTTTTCAAAATCTTCACGTTGGCAAACCACCAGCTGTGCAAGTGCTCGACCTGTGGGTGGCAATGCGGGAAACCACTTCGTCATTGTTCGAAAATCGGGACAATTTGGCACATATGCAAAAGTTACATCCATGTCAGGTGGTGTTACACAAGAAGCTTCATCAACGACAAAGGTGAAACGTCCACCAGGTGATCCGTGACGATGCACTTCAACAGTGAGACATTCAGTCTTCTCTTCGTCCATATCCGCATACGGATACCACACATGTTGGGGAAAAAGAGCAACTCCTTTCTCAGGAAAGAAAATGTTACATTTGGTTTTAGATCCATTCTTCCGAATGAACCAAGCCCAAAACAAATTTCTCTTAGTGAGAGATTCCGTCAACTGTTTTGCACTTGCTGTTTTTGTACTGGGTTGTGCATGCACATTGAAGCCCAATTTCTGGATGTAATAACCCATCCAACCAGGGTGATCATCCTTAGGTTCTCCAGCATGAGGCAAATTGCCTTTTTGTTGAAAGTACCATCCATGAAAAGCTCTCAATCCAAGACCAAGAACAGCAATTCCAAGTGTTGCAACTTCTGTCATTTCCATTTTTGGTGCAATGCATGACATCAAGCCGTCTCGACGTTGAAGGAAAGCTTCCTTCTCAAGCCTAACTCGCGTTCTATACATTCCATACATTCCAACATTGGCCAAAGTCATACACGACACTGGAAGTATCATTGAAGACATTCGTTTTTCCTTGTAGGCAAGATATGACATAGGACAGATGCAACCTAGCATTATTCCGTTTAACCATTTCAAATGCCAACGCACATCATAATATGCTGCACGTTTCGCCCACAAATTAATGTAGTGATTCATAGCTGGCAAATTCATAATGCGTTCAGGCACAAAGGAGAAAATCCAAGGTGTGGCATAATAGTCCAATCCTCGTCTCACCTCATGTGCAAGTTCCTTAGTCAACATTGTCTGTATTGGTCTCCAACCCAAAACTTTCCAGAAAAACTGATCAGGAAACACCCACGATTTAACGTAGGCAAGAACTGAGTCCTTCATGAAACTTCCAACGAGTTCTTTAAACTCCGAAGATTGAGGGCGGAACTTCTGACATTTGCAAGCAGTAGGTGTCTGAGAGCAATCCAAACACAAGCAATCACACAAAGAGTGTGGTAACCCACACTTGGGACACATTGGGAGCTCGATAAACTCCTTAGTCCTTGCCAAAACATTCTGCTGTGCTTTCTTGTGATTTTTAGACATCCAAACAACTGCTGTGAGCATCTCCTTCAGGGTCAAATTCTGTGCCTTTTTTGTTCCACCCTTGCCATCTGGAACGTCCGCAAAACGCAGACTGTATCCAGTGCTTTTAGTATCAGGCGTAACATATGGTTCACACTCAAGCATATCAAGTTCCCAAACATCTTTTGTTAAAGATGCTCCCTGCAATTCGGGATGGTATGTATTTAGAGACACACCACCATTTATGCAAAATTTGGGTTTGACACGCACATGAATGTGATGAAAGCGACGCAAAATCGACTCAGGACACTCACTGTACTGGCTAGCTCCGAAATCCTTGATGTTTGTAGTAAGCACACCAACCTTAAAATTGATGAACACTCGCCCTTTGGCATTGAGCTCTGCTTTGACAGCTGTTGCAGCTATGTTGTTGAAAAACTTGATGATGACATCAGTGTGAGCACGTTCTTGAAACTCTGCTTTACCATTTCCAACGTCATCAAGGAAAACTCCTTGAATATCAGAAGTCCATGTGGAATCGTATTTATCAAACATATCCTTATTTAGAACCTTAGTCTGATCAAATTCTCCACTAGGAAGTACACTACAAAGTGACGTTTTCATGATCAACTGTGCCAATGTAGACTTTCCAACACCAGTTGGACCATACAATCCAAACCCTATTGGTGCTTCTCTCATTGTTGTGTTTCGATGTTTGGCAATAATACCATCTTGATACTCAACGAGCTGTTCGTAACGGCGCTGTAACCAAGGTCCAGTGGCACCATCATTCTTGATGCGTTTCAATTCACATACATCAATGATTGCTTTTTCAAGTTTTGATTCCCAGTCATGAATATCCTCAAGATTCCCTGCTAAAGCAGTGTCTCCATGAGCAAGTACCCAATCGCAACGTTCATTAAACTCCTTCATTTTAACATCATCATATAAGATGGGAGCAAGGGATCCAGTTCGAATAATTTCACATCCAGTATCTGAAATCCATGAAAAAGTTTTCAAAACAGCATCAATAACATCTGTGGCATTAACGGTTTGCTCAAGTGCCTTAACTTGCATGAGTTTGAATCCAAGTGGATTCCACGAAATCTCTTTCAAGTCAAGAATTGGGAGAGTCATAGCAGCAGAAATCAAATATTTGATCTTACCGAAGACAGTATTAGTTTTCAATGTTTCCCAACGAGCAAGCATGGTTTTAGTTTCAAATGTCTGCTTGTCTGTCTGATCAACTAACTCCATAACAGAAGCAGCTAATTCAGCAGCGAACGAACTTACACTACGAGTGAAGTTCATTTTTATGTATGCAAGGGTTGCAACAAAACAATCCATCAAAGACTCAGCACGACAAAGTTGATACGTGTATATACACATATTTTCAAGGTGATGTACCCACTTGTCAGTGTTTGATCCAGGTTGGATGTGTTTTGGAATTGCTTGAATAGCATCGATGACGCTTTCTGGCAACTCAGTAAGACTACTTGAAGGAAATTCCTCCAAAAGTGTCTCAACATTAGAATCATGATTTAAAATCATTTCTTCTTGTTTGACCCTAATAGGGTCATTTGGAGGATCTTCACGTCCATCTTCAACATAGCGTTGTGTTGTTGATGAACTTGGAACATCTCCAGGCGGATCCTCATCTCCATGAGGGACAACACCGCCTTTCTTTCGCTGAGAAAGTTTCTTAGGATCCTTGTGCTTGTTAGTTCGCACCTTAACTTCCTTAATATTGTTACGTTTCGACGACGTAGTGTGCGTTCTGACTGGCTCTATAGCAAGCTCAGAATTCACTTCAATATTTGGTTCTGGAGAGTACAAAAGCACACCTCCTCGACCAGTCCTCTGTCTTTTCCTACGTTTAACTAATTTCCATTCGTTGAACGTTTCTCGTAAAACTTCTACTGACAATTCATCAGAAGGAGTTCTCCTATGGTAAGTAAAAATCCCTTTAGGTTTTTCATCAATTCTGTGCTCCAATATTTCATGAATTTCTCCGCTTTGTAAACGGGATGTAACAGTTTTAATGTCGAAAATAGGAATTTCCAATTGATTCGCATCATCCAATGCTAAAGATTTTTGAGTGTTCTCTACACTACTTTCAACAAGAGACAAAGTGTCTTGTTGCGGATTAACTGAAAAGGTTTGTTCCAACGGGAACGAGGCAGCCTGGTTTTTTAAACTGGTTGGGCTAACTCCAGTGCGTCTCTTACTAGATACCGTGAGGAAATCATCACTGCAAGAAACAAAAGGGGGGGAAGACATGGTGTTGATACACAATTCAAGTGCACACTCTATCCGTTTTTGGTTTGTCATAAACGGAAATGAATCCTAAAAACCTATGGTCATTTCTAAGGTGTTTTAAAGAAATGCTTAGTTTTACAAAACTAAGATAAAATTGTTTCTGTCAATACTCAAAGAGTAAACGGATCGTATCCAAGATACATACGTTGTTTTTCTCACTAATCAAGCTAGATTAGTCTCCTAAAACAGAAAAGGGAGTGTACCACATAAAGATTGTAGGTGGCATGAAAAATTTGTAAATTTTCGCAAAAGCCGGCAATTTATAAGCCGAGAAAAAGATGTCATAATAACATTACTAAAGGTTGGTCTGAACGACCAAACGCTCAATAACGCAATTAAACAATAATACTGACTGCAAGTCCCAAAGAAGGG